GCGCGTCCTAGCTATCGAGCAGATAGCGTCCTTAGGAATGTAAGCAGCTCTGAGAGCTATGCAGAAGCGACTACAGAAAGTAGCCGTTCGACAAGGCCCTATTTCAACTTGAAATTAGGTCCAAGTTGGCTTACATCGGCCCATGTGTACCGAAAATTCGGTACGCCACCTACAACGACTCCAGACGTATAATCTAAATACGCGCTGGGATCTTCAGTGAAGTACTGAAGCATCGCTCCAGGTGTGTTCTGCTTCTCGTGATTAGCCTTGGCCACGACGGTCAAGACCTTCACCTCGAATCGGTGGAGTTTCGGGTTCCAACGCTGATGCGTCGGCACCTTAGCCCCACTGAAACTTATGAAGCCGAACATTCCTGATCTGTGGTCGACTACCGGTATTAGCTCCGGCATGCCGCTGGTCATGATCCAGCTAGCCGCGTTCCACAACCCCTTCTTATGGAAGTTGTTGGAGACCGCGATGTTGCTGGCCACAGACTCAGGGTTGGACTGTACGCACCTCGTGGTAATATGCGGGGGGGTCACATCGTGCCCCATCCACATGTCTGCCCCGCAGGACTCTCTGAAATAACCATTCCAGAAGGTCTTAAGGGCGTTTACCTTGAGATACAGGCTTTCCAAAGCCCGTATTACGTCGTGCACCCAGTCTTTGGGGACGATAATATCGTCTCCAAATACCCTGACATGCCTGCACAGTTGTTTCGTCGACGCCTTCGGGCTCCGGAGTCTTCCGACTCCAAGAGCGACGACCGCAAAGACTAATGACTGCACAGGAAATGTGAGTGCCGAGCCTTGAGTTGAGAACTTCCTCAGCTTGTGATGGCTGGGTTGCTTCTTGTCGATCCCGTTATAAATATAGCGGGTTCTACAGTCCCTCATAGCTTCCAACAAGAAGGAATTCTTGCGGAAAATACGCTGGACTAAGTTAGTCGACAAGCGGTCCGACGCCGACTTTAGGTCGATCGTCGCGTACCTCCCATCAAGGCTCCCAAGGCGAGCATACTCTTGATTGGCCGTCTGGTCGTTAAACCGGATAACCTCTCCGAGATATGTCTCATCAACCCTTTTGTACAGGAAATCCCGTACACATTGTTGTGCCCATTGATGACAAGTAGGTTCTGAGGCTATAAGTCTCGGTCCTTTCTGTGTCTTGGGCACCGCAATGAGCTTCGAGTGTCCTTCTTCGAAGGTTACATCGATGCCATCGGGTTGTAGTCGATCCATAAGTCCGAATTGGGAAGTCCCAAATCGGTCGAAGGGAAAGATTGCCTCGAGTCTAGGGTCCCAGCTGGGAAAGTCATACTTATACTTTCCTTTGCGGAGATCAGAGACGGCACCAGGGCCGTGCTTGAAAGAGTTCTCGTCGGGGTTGAATCCGCCGAGAACGGCTGCCATCCTATCAGCTTCTCGCTGAATAG